TGTTAAGAGGTAAATCAGCAATTTCCACCGGCATGCCCATAAACACATTGATGAGGTCATCCCGATCGGCATCATCTAGCTCCGGGTTTGTTAGCTCATAGGTTATGTTATTAAAATTAAAGCGTGGATAAGCTCTAAGTTCCAAATAGAAATCTGCCTGATCTTGAGCATCGGCTTGATGCTTGATTGTTGTTGTAAAAATCTGAGACAATTGCCCATAAAGTCCAACCGATGCGACATCCTCGGCACTTACTTCCAATGCTGAATTGTTGCCGTATTTAAGAGTGATGTTGTTTCGGACATCACCGGTGCGGCTTTGGATGCTTAAACCTGATGCCAAAGCATGATTGGCTGTGAGTTCAACATAACCGTTGGCGGCAAGATAATTTGTGCGATGTGTCGAGTCTGCATACCCAATTTGCCCAGTCGGCGATTCAAACAAATAACCTAAGCCGCTAGTTGCCAAAGCTGCAACCAAAGAATAAACATCAATGCGATCTGATGTGCGATTTTCTAGCTCATAGTTACCCGGTTGATCAATGTCACCCAATCCTGTGTTTTCCGCGTCCTGCCATTGAGTCGTTGGATCATAGGTTGCCCATGTCAATGCAGCTGGTACCGCTTGCCATTGAGCGAATAAAACCTCACTCAAGATGGTATAGATTTGATTGCCATCAAAATCATCATTTAGCACACCATCAGTCAATGCTTTTGGGAGCCTAGCTAAAGCTCCCAAAGCAATGATGTTGATCCGCTGTGCATAATTGACCGAGCCAACCTCGGCCACCGAGATGCCTACATCAACAACCGAGCCGCCAAAGATCGGCACATAAGTCGCTGTGGAATCTTGCAGCTCAATAGTCAAAGAATCATTGATCTCAATTGTGACATTTGATTGATCAAGGTTAATAAGTTCAAGATTTGTGTATCCGGCCTGTGCTTGCTCATAGATGTTTGTTCGGCCGCTGGTTATTGTTAGGTTGGCCAAAATGGCTGTTGTGTATTGCACGCCGCCAATTGTGACTCGCCAAATTGGATTGAAAATTGTCATACTAAATTCCCACTAAATTAGTTGCGCCACCAGTACCTCTAAAAAAACTGTTGTTTTGAGCGTTATTCATTGCTCGCGTAAAGCCTTCCTCATCAATAATTGATGGGGCATTGACATTGATTGTCACCGATGGTTGAGCTGAAGCTGCCATAATTCCGGCCAATGTGTTTGTATTAACACCCGATGTTCCAAAGGCAAATGGTCGATTTGAAATGGCGTTTATTGCGGCAAGACTCTGTGTTCCTGATAGACCAGAATCAAAAGACCCAGCATTTAATTCGTTACTAACTATTCCCGATGCCCGATTCAAAACCTCATTAAGTTTTGCCGAGGCTTCTTGAGCCTTTTTTGATGCAGCTGCAATTGATGGATCAATTACGATTGGATTTGCACCGCCGGTAGTACCTCCGCCGGTAGTACCTCCGCCGGTAGTACCACCGCCGGTAGTACCTCCGCCTTTGCTGGAAGCTCCCGGCCCAAAACCCGAGGCAAGTGGAATTGATCCGGTAGATGGGGCATCCATAGAATCTTGACCATCAAAAATCTTTGTGGCTGCGTAGATTGCAGCTGCAATACCGGCTGCCGTAGCTAAACCAAGAAATGGATTGACCGCAAAACGCGATGCAATGGCAGCTGCCAATGCTGTATTTCGCACAGCAACATAAGCCGCCGTAATCTGCTTAATCAACGCAATTGTCGCTGTCACGCCAGCGGCAATCTTATTGGCAACAAAAATTGTAGCAATCACCCCGGCAACAATTAAAAGCTCATCTTTAAGATCAACAACCGTGTCAATTACTGATCTAACCTTTTTGCCAAATTCAACAGCTTTTTGTTGTGAGTCAGTTAGTCCATCAGATAAACCATCTTGGCCAGTCAATCCAAGAATAAAAGCATCAATAGCCGGAACGACTGAAATAAGAATAAAGTCTGCCAATTCTTTTACTACCGGCAATAAAGCTGCGCCTATTGCTTCTTTTGATTCATTGACCGCAATACTAATTTGCTGAAATTTAAAAGCGGCCGTGGTTGATTGATTTTCAATAAACCCATCAAATGTCTTGTTGAGCAATTTTTGTGTCTCATCAAATGTTAATGTTTTGAGAGTTGCAGCATCTATTCCAATACCTAATTTGCTCAGCGAAGTATTTGAACCTTCAAAGGCTTTTCCAATAGCATTGGTTACAGCTTCTAAAGGCTTGCCTGTTGCCACAGAAATTTCTTGGCTTAATGTGAGCAATTCCTGCGCTTTGGTCAAATCTCCAGTTGCCCGCAATAGGCGAGACAAGGCTGGACGAATTACATCATCGGTGGTTGCGGTGGCAATGCTTTGTGCCGTCACATATTTATCAATGCCGGCAATCTGTGCAGCTGTTGCACTTGTTGTGTTGCGGATTGTTTCCTCAAGCTTGCGTTGCCCGGTTTCATCCTCGGCTGCGGCTTTGACAGAGGCAATCGCAAATGCACCAATGGCAGCTCCAGCTGCGGCAAATGCCAAGGCTGCCTTTTTGCCAAAGTCGCTTACGCGATCACTAAATGAATCAACCTCGGTTGTTGCACTCTTAACGCCTTTTTTGAGTGAATCTAGATCGGCATCAAAAGTGACCGTGACCTTTGGAATTTTTGCCATCATTCAAGTCCATTCGATCTAATAAGTGTTTGAACCATTGCGATGTATTCCTTAGCAACCACCGGCGTGTAAAAATCAACAGCCGGCGTTATCCAATAACCGCCGGGATTGGCCGCCACTTTAAATCTGTTGGTGTATTTACGGCCGCGCCTGTCTATGCCCGGATGTGAGCCGTATTCTGATCCCCACATCAAGGCTCCAGCTTGAGCCGATTGTTGATTGGTGCGCTTGCCGCCTTTTGTTGTTTTGCCACCATACTTTCGGCCAACGCGCTTTGTGCCACCAATGTCAACGCGGATCAATCGATCGCGTGGCGTGGTAATGGATTGAACAACCAATTTTGCCTGTGGTGTCCTAGACAAAAGGCCAAATTGAATGAGCTGACCGGCAAGCCGTTTTGACATGAGCTGAGCTGAATCGCGTACCTCGCCTTGAACCTCTTTTGGCAAGGCTGACAAAAGCGAAAATAGATTTTTCAATTCTAAAGGCTCAACGGCAAAAGAAAATGTGCCGGTGTCTCTGGATGATTTACTAGCCATTGCGCCTCTCCATAATCTCAATAACCGTTAATAAATCCTCAGCTGTTTTGAATTCGCTGATCGGTTGGCCGCTTGCGATGGCCACCTCCCATAAAATCCTATTTATGCTTCCGGCTGTGTAACTTTTGGGTTTGCATCACCAACAACTATGTCGCTGACAGTTTCGCACCAAATCTCAAATGGCTTGACTGGTTTGCCGGCCATCTCTCTTTTCATTGCGTGGTAAGCAAGAAACAACAGATCGGACACGCCCATTTTGTCTTGAGCTTGTCCAATCGTGTTGCCAGTCTTGTTTTCCCATTTTGCCCATTCTGCCGGATGTGCAATGTAGGTTTCCGCATTGCCATCCGTGTATTCAATCGTGATTGGTAGTTTCATTTGCTCCCGATTCCTTTTCTATTAGCTGATTGTCAAGACTGGTGTTGTCACACAGGTAAAGGCAAGTGAGACAGTTTGTGCATCTGGTGCTGTACCGCCAGCAGATGGCAAGATTGGCTGAACATCAAAAGCAAATGATGCGCCTGTGTCTGCCACAAATACAACCGGCAATCCGGTATTTGGTGCGCTTGTTGCAGATGTCCAAAGTGCTTCGCACAATGATGAAGCTGCGCCCCAATCTGCGAGCATTTCGACAGCAAATGAGCCTTGAGTGTCTGTTGTAAAATACGCCTTGCCATCGAGTGTTTGATAGGTGTTGATTGTTGAATCAACAGTTAATGTTGCTGATGTGGCTTGAGCATCAAAATCATCACCATCAATGGTGAATGTGATGTCTCTGCCGGTGATGATTGTTGTTGGCATGATTTCTCCTTAGTTGGTGTAATAGGTGCTGACTTGTAAATCTGCCACGAGGTATTTGCCCGCGCCGACTTCCAATGATTGAGGTGCGTTTACAACGCCGACAACATAACCGTTCGGCATTGTGCTGATGATGTCAATCATCAATTGTTCAAGATTGTCCAAAGCTGCGGCATTATTAGAATAACCAACAACG